AACTGGTCTATTCTGTTATGTGCCGACTGTAATGTTCTATCATCCATTATGTTGTCACCGTTACTGAACCAACTTGCCCTGTAGATACATTACCACGTAAGGCACTAATATCAGCAAGCGTTATTTTCACATAACCCATCAAGCCATCAGAGTTAGCCCCTTGGTATAAACTTCCCGGTTCTAGCCCCTGATCGTCTGTCTGTAAGTTTGTTAAAACTAAAGCTGTATTTCTGCCCTCTCCGGGGTTTTGCATTTGATCCAAGTACACAGCAAAAGACCGAATAACTTCGTCAAAGTACCGCTGATCGTATTCCCGCGGCGGAATTGGAAAAAACGGGCGGACTAGATTCCTAGACATTATCTTCTGCCGTCAGGTCTAACTTCAACTCTTGGAGTACCCAAGCGCCAAGTGGTTTCTGTCGCAGTGCTTTCAACCTTTAAGTTAAATGACCGTCCGCGTAACCGCGTTCTAACCTCAGTGGTAAACTGTTCAACAGGCGTTGATGCAGTCTTTGATACTACATCTTCGTCGGTATGTAAGTATTTACCGCCCGGAAAGTTTCTAACACCCAGAGTAAACGTAGCTGTCGGTGTATTGGCAGTAGAATCGCGGAACGTAATGTCTGGTATAATTCTTGACAAGAAGGCAAACTGATCCCCGTCACCTAAATCTATTTGGCTACTTTCTATGTTTGCAGCTATAGCACTAGCTGGAGATGTGCTGCCGTCATCTAAGCCGCTTTCGTGTTCATACAAGTAATGATCCGAACCTGCGGCTATGGGCAATGCGTCAACGCCACGGTCCACCCAAAATGTTCGATCTAACGTGCCATAATACCAAACTTTTTGTTCATAATTAAACACAACATAGCGGTCATTTTCTTCACTGTTAGCAGAGGGGTAAAACCACCATATTTCCGAGAAAGAACTATTGTTTGCTGCTATAACTTTTTGAATTTGCTGTTCGTTGAAGTCAGAAAACACGTAATCTTTTACCGTACAGGGTAGCTTGTTAACGGCACCCGCATACACATAGAACTCTTCGCGTCCCATCCAAAACACGTTGTCATTAACCGCAATAGCGCACAACGGACTTGCTGTAGTGATGTTTTCTGAAACAGTGTTAATACCAAATGTAAATGGCGGTCCAAGAAACTGCATGGCGTGTAGCGATACGTCTGTAAACACTAGAACCTGTTGTCTGGTTTCAACAGCGGTTACAATCTCGGAACCAGAACCAATACGCAAATCACCCGCTGTATTAGTGGCCTTGGCTGACCAATCTGTCAGGCTTTCTTGACTGCCAAAACGAATAAGCAAAGGGTCTTGTGTGCCAATGTCTGTTTCAGGGTCACAACCAAAAGCTATAATATGCCTGTCTTTGTCTGAAACTAATACCTGCTTTGCAATAGTAGGAATATTATCTGCTGCAACACCTAGACTTGCAAGAGATACTGCTCTTGTTGTCAGGCCGTTTGTTTTGTCCCAGTAGAATATACCTTCGTCACGAACGTTCATTAAAAGGTCTTCGCCAAAGTTATCATGGCTCCAAATACGAAGAGTGTTGCCGCCAGCCGCAAGGTTTGAGGCCGAGTCCCAAGTTCCGCGACCCCAAGTGCCTGCGCCCCAGCCAGTGCCTTGAACAGAAGTATCTAGCCCCGTGTTAATCTGGTATGCGCCTACAGAAGAACCGCCGCCATTACCGTTGTCGCTAGTCGTAGCAAACACAAATGTTGGGTTTAATCCAGACGTTGTAGTTATTTCAGCAATAGTTGCTACAACCCTAGCTTCTATTTGAAAAACGGTGGCACTGACAACGTGCGTTACTTGATACTCTTGGTTGAGCCTGTCTGCCGTAATAACATTACCTAACGTTGCGGCTCCTGAGAAAGTTACAAAATCGTTCTCTAACGCGCCGTGACCATCAGAATCTGTAACAGACAGAGTACAGCACGTTACCGCTACGCCATCGTTATGTGACGCCGCTGTTGTTCCGTTAACGCCGCGTTCACAACCTGTAAGGGTAGCACTGGTAATAGCCCCGTAGGTTATTTGCTCTGAGCCGATAAGAATACGTCCGCCGCCTGTAGGAAACCCACTGGCGCTATCCATAACGATAGATTGAGCGGTAGCACTAATGGCCCCGTCTAACGTGTTAGCACCGCCTGCGAACGTGACGGCAGAAGACGCCACCCGTAGTGGCGTAATGTCTTTATACGCGCCGCCTTCACTAATGTAGTATTTAAGCCCTGTGCCTACGCCAATATATTTCTCACCAGACAAGGCAACCCACGGGTGCAACGCACGGCACGTTCCAAGAAAAGCGTTGTCTGAGTTTTTAACCCAGCCGCCTATTTTTTCAGGAAAGCCCATGCGGAAGCGTATTTTATCACCATCAAACCAACCGCCTTCGTTACTATACGAAGTGGTTTCTCGGTTAATTCCGGGTTTAAACTGTAGCTTTGTTAATGGCATAACACCCTCACGATTGTGACCCGTAAATAGTACCGTTGTTCGTCAGTGTAAAACTATTGCTGTTGGATTCAATTCCTTTGCCGCCAGCGGAGCCACCTTGACCTAACCCGTTGGCCCCGCCACTTGCTCCCCAGCCACCACCGCCGCCTGAAGAATCCAAAGAGCCACCTGCGTCCGATGATGGATTACCCGGAGTACCCTGTCCGCCTGCGTTATTGCCTGATCCGCCAGAACCACCCGTCCTACTACCCGCAACATCGCCACCAGCACCGCCTGATCCGGGTAATATGTATCCGCCCTGACCTCCCGTAGCCCCTCCTGAATTAGTGCAGGCAGCGCCACCTCCACCCGCACCGCCGCCTTTACCTCCACCAGCACCGCCACTACCATTTGCGCCTGCGGCACCCAACGTAGGAGTTCCAGATTGCCCACCGCCGCCAGCACCGCTACCCGAAGAGCCGTTGCGGGTAGAGTCACCACCACCGCCGCCGCCACCTGCGATATATGCACCAGAGTTGTTGATAATTGTGACACCTGAAGCGGTTATGCTAATAGCGTTACCACCAGCACCAGTGGCGCTTCTGAGTGATCCCTTACCTACAATGTTTCCAGAGTTTTCTATGATTGCGTTAGGCGTGTCTACAATTAACGCCGCTGCCCCTGTACTACTGGCCCATAGCCAAAAATCAGCGGGTATTATTAACTTGCCGCCGCTGAGTATAAAACTAGATGTTGTGACATTACTTCTGTTGCTAAGGTTGTTTATCAACGTGCTTGTTGGCAAGATAACCGCACTCACGCCACCCACGCCAAACCCTAGTATGTCATATCCAAAAGAAGTCATTAGGCATCATTCTTTGCGTCTGTCGTGTAAAACAGTTTTATTCCTAAAAGCCTAGCATCCCCTGACTGATCGTCTGCCGATACGTCACGCATAATCTGAAAGTATGTCTGTGTGTCTACCGCCGCACTAGCAACAGTAACCGCGCCACTTACAGCAGAAACAGTCATGTCGTTGGACGTTCCGCTAAATGCTTTCGCTGTAGCTACCACGTTAGTTCCAAACGCCGTGTTGATAGAAACGTCATCAGCTATAGAGACGCCAGATAAGCCCCAAGCTACGGTCCCTGTATTTGTTCCCGTCACGGTCCAAAACGCTTGAAACGTAATGGTTCCCTCGTTCCAAGACTTGGGGAAGCACACGGTAAACTGCGCGTTCTCATCAGAGCTTGCATCAAAGTCCAACACCCTAAGTTCAGGGCCGTTAGAAAGTTCTACCTGATCTAAACCCGAACAACCGTTCGTAGTGTTGGGGGACATTGCTCCCGAAGGAACATATATTGTTTCTACACCCGCGACCTTTACCGCTGCGGAGTTGTTAGTTATTGCGCCTACTGCGTCTAAAGCGCCACCAACATCTAAAGCTCCGTCAATATCACCCGCGCCAGATATATCTAACGTTGCCGCGTCTAACTCACCAGAGATAGTGATATTTCGACCACCCGTAATGTCTATGTTGGCGTCTGCCACAAGAGCTTTACTGGCAATAACCGTACCCGCAGTTACTCCGTCAAGCACGTTAATCTCTCCTGCATCAGCAGAAATTGCTGTTCCAGCAATTGCTAAAGTAGTGGCATTAACTTGTCCTGCGCCACTGTAAACAACGGCTTTGCTGTTAACGATAGTACCCGCAGAAGAGCCGTCTACTAGGTTTAACTCCGCGCCTGTGGACGTAACCGTTGTGCCTGCCAGTTTTAAAGCGGCAATAGCCGTGGTTCCCGCTAGGTTAGCGTCTATTAGAAGATCGTACACAATGGCGTCAGAACCACCGCCATCCGTAGCAATCATCTTCACTTCGTTAGTCAAAACAGCCACGTTAGCCCCTGACCCTTGAGAGAAAGTCAGCGTTGAATTTGTGGCGTTTTCAATCATCCAAACTTTAGACACAGTGTTGGGCGCAAGCGTAACCGTGCAAGCCTGACCGCCGCCAGTGCATTTAAGGTAGAATGAACGCGCTTGGTCAGAGGTTCCATCAGCTATCGTAATAGTGTGTGTAGACGCATTCGCTATGGCCTCTGAGCCGTAAGAAAACGCCTCGCCAATAAGCTCAAGGTTAGCGTTGGTCTTAGTACCCCACGTACCTGACGCTTCGCCAGTACCAATCTCTTCAAGCCTTAGATCGTTTACATATGTACTAGCCATGTTGTTATCCTATGCCGCGATGATATTCGTCCAAGACGGTGTTTGTGAAACGGTTATAGCAGAGAACTGAGAGTTTTGCGAGGGTATGATTTGCCCCCAAACGTTCGCAGTTCCCACAAACCCTGTGCCAGCAACACCCGTAACCGATATGTTGTGCTTTTGTATTAAGGTTACCGAACCAACGGCGCTGGTGCCAGAAACACCCGTTACTTGAATGTCGGCTTCTACATTAACAGTGCCAACAGCACCCGTACCCGCAACACCCGTAACCGCTGTGTCTGCGGGAACATTGCCAAAACCAGCAATGGAGTTGTTAGCTAGTGGGGCAAAACCTAACATCAGCTAGGCACCGTGGGCCAATCATCACTATGTAAGTTAGGCCACTTAGGGTGCGCCGTAATGTTTCGCAATGCAGTTCGATACGTCACCCAAGCAGTTGGTACAGGTGTTCCACTTTCAAGTGCTTTTGTTACCACCCAATCGCTAGACAGCAAATATAATTCACGTTGCCCACGCAACCGTGCTTCAAGTTCCGCACTACGATCCGCCAAATCTTCATCCGTAAGCGGAATTACTCGCTTAGTGTGAACCACACCGTCCTGTAGAAATGGGCTAGACTCTGCAATTTTCTCGGAAGCATCATTACAAGTATAATTTATTTCAACCACCGCACAACTATTTGCGCTCAACCATTCGGCATTTGGGCCGCTTGAAGGAAATGATATTTTAGGAAACAAAGAACGGTGTTCGCCTACCTCTTGCACAGAGTTGCCATTTAATTTAGCTATTTTCATCTTGAAATCCTTATCATGCCGCCACAAATCTTATGTATCCGGGCTTACCGTCATAGAAAGCCGCACCACCATAAGCTACGTTAGCGGGGATATTGGTGGTGTTGCCGGGATTTCCATCCCTGTTACCCGCACTAGTTGTACCACTAGATACGCCCCCAATGTAACCAGAACCGCCACCGCCGCCGCCCGGACCCGCGCTCTGTCCCCCGCCTCCACCAAAATAGCCGCCGCCTCCACCCGAACCGCCGCCTGTTCCAGTGCCGCCTTGCAGTGCGCTACCATTTTCGGACCCCCCACCCGGACCCGTACCGCCTGCTGATTGACTAGCACCTGTACCCCCCCTACCGGGTGCGTTGCTTGATGACCCACCTGAAGAACCGCCGCCGCCGCCACCCTTAGAGGTATCAACAGAACCGCCACCACCGCCGCCAGCAATAATAATAGCATTACCTTGAGATACAGAGCCTGTAAAAAGACCCGCATAGCCCCCTGCACTGCCTGTTCCGGCATAAGAATCGGTTTGGCTACCGCCACCACCGCCAAAAGATGCACTTGCACCAGAGTTGGCGGCATATACACCATTTCGACCTACAATTACTTTATAACTTGTTCCTGCGGAAAGAGTAACAGTTCCTGTGGAATATCCGCCACCACCACCGTGAGAGCCGCTTCTTCCACCAGCGCCACCGCCAGCGCCCCAAGTTGTTACAGTAAAAACAGTGTCAGACGTAACTGTTACTGTTCTTTCGGAACCTGTGTAAGTAATGTTAAACGTAGACCCAGACTCTATTTCGCCTTGGCTGGTTCCATCAATTAGAAACTCTGCTGGGCCACCACCGCCAGCCGCGCCGTATAAAACTGCATCAAATGATCTAGGCAATGGCTGTTCCTCCCAAGAAACCGTAGTATGTCGTGCCGCCATCGCGGGTAAAGAAGGCGTAGGCTTGAACTTCGTTATTCCCCGCAGCATCAGGAGCAGAGCCGCCAGC